GAACCAAGTAAAAGTAACTGCTTTTTTAAGTGATGCTACAGATGTAGGTCACATAATCAAACAGGTAGATTCATTTGTGCTCTGCGAAGACCCAGTGAACGACTTGTTACGACAGCTATCTACTGGGGATGCAATAGGCATTGTTTGGACAGATAGCCTCACTGACCACCTAATCATCCACACCGTTGAAGACCTTGCGTTAGATACGTGGGATATAACTGACGGAATGGACCCGCTTGAAATGGACGAGAACCCATTCTTGGGTATGGACCCAGATGAACTACACGACGGCATGCACAAGGCTTTAGGAGTCTTTGTAGATATGATGAGCGCTTTCATAGCCAGCACGGTTATGGAGTCGTTAGGTCAAGCCGTTGTCCAGCATCTGAACGAACAAGTAGACAAAAAAGACATTTCACCCTTTGATGATGAGGAGTAGGCTAAGCCTGTGTACATCCCGTCAGAAGCCTACTCAGCCAAGATAACGGATTTCCAGTTCCGTCTCTTTGCCATATTGTGCCGTTCTGCAGCCCCTGGCGGGCTCGTAGAGACCACAGTAGCCCAGCTTTGTATAGAGACTGGCAAAGCAAGCGACAAGACCATCCGCAGCGCCTTGCAAGGCCTTGAAGCATCAGGGTTAATTGAGACATCCCAGACCAAGCGTGCTAACGGATATCTGGGACGGAAGAAAATTACGGTAAAAAATTACCAAGAAGAAAAGCAAGAGTTGGTAGAAAATTACCGCACCTCACATGACTATAAGTCACATAGCAGTATAGCTAATAAGCTATTAGTACCTAATAGCCAATCTAGTTATAAATTAAAAGAATCTGAAACCGTAGGTTTCACAAAGGAGATAAGGGTTCCTATGAGAAGATGGGAAGATGATGGAGACTCTCTGGCAGGTTTTGGACTCGTTGAGCCGAAAGACGCCCCACAACCAAAGATACGAAAGAGCGACCCTAAAACTAGAGGCAAGCGACCAGAGCACGAATGGACAGCGATGGATGTTGCTGCAGAGTTTAGTTACCAAGTGGGCCGTAAATACCCGCTACTTCCAGGAACTGTTTCCGTCAAATCGCTATCAGGCGCAATACGAAAGTTTCGCTCACAGTACGGAACCACCCCGCTCATAGAGCTTGAACTGCTTCGGCTGTTCATGCAGGATGAGCGTAACTTCAAAGACATTGGGGATGAGGCTCCTCACCTTTACAAAAAGTACCTTGCCTCCTTCGGCACGAAGATGAACCAAGCAAGAGAAAATCTAGGGCTAAACAGAGTTACTGCTAAAGTTGAGACCACCCCAGCATCTGGTACTCTCAGCTCCAGTGACGGTCGTGTGTTCCAGAACTCTTTGAGTGGACGTGCACAACTAGAGCGACATGAAAAACGATTGAAAGGCAAGGAGAACTAAACGTGGCAAAAAAGATTACAAAGAAGTTTACAGCAACACTTACACTAAACACCGAACAAGGTGGCGCATGGTTGGCTAATGTCAGCCTTCTTACTCCAATGATTGATGATGACAATCTCAACTCAATGCAACCAGCAGAGGCTGTAAGTGCAGAAGCAGCTTGGAAAAATGCATCAGCAGGTAAGCGTTGGATTAAATCACAGGTGTTAGCAATGACCCCTCGCAAAAGCGTAAAGTTAGAAGCAACTAAAGTTGATAAAACAACTGACAAGCCAACGGCTTTCGTTGGAGTACTGGAGTTTAAAGCATAATGAATCCACTAAGTTACACATTAAAAGAAACACCTGATTTAATGAAAGACGAAGACTTCTTGGAATACCTTGAAGAGCACTCAGTCCCAGAAGCAGAAACACAGATTGCTTTTGCTGCTTGGCTTAAGGAAAACGAAGACAAGTAATTGGAAGAAGACGAACTAGAGCAAGCCCTAATGAGACTATTTGCGTTAGGGCTTGTTTCAGTTGACTACGATGAGGATTTAAGTCCTAGGTTTGCTATAACGGATGCGGGCCGAATAAAGCTAGAAAAAGAATTGGGGGGTAACACAGATGTATGACATCAACACTTTGTCTCCATTAAAAAAGCACTGGCTACTGCGGACTTCAAACATCCCACGTAGATTTATAGGGTTAGAACCAAGTGACATTACTGAGAAAGTAGGGTCATTCCCAGGAGAGGTATCTTCATGGGTTGATGATGTGACTTCAGGTCAGGTCATTAAAAGCATTGGGAACATTGGCGTAAACGGCGTAGGGCTTGTATTTGATGGTGGCCCTGGTCTTGGAAAGACTACTCACGCAGTTGTTGCTGCTATGGAGATTGTCCGTAACTTGCCAGATGATGATGCTCTCGCAAGTAAGCTATTGGGATTAAACTCAACTGAGTACGGGTTAAAGTTTCGCCCTGTTTACTACATGACCTATCCAGAGTTCTTATCTCGTAAGAAGTCAACCTTTGATATGGATGGCGAAGATAAACGAGAGATGAGCTATGAGTTAGATGGGTTTCACGGTCGTTGCCGTTTTGACTGGCTAAATGTAAGAGTATTAATACTTGATGATTTAGGTAAAGAATACGGCTCTAAGTATGACGACACATCATTTGATGAGATTCTAAGACTGCGCTACGACAAGGGATTGCCTACAATTGTGACTACCAATGTTCGTTTAGAAAATTGGGAATCGCAGTACAGCGAAGCAATGGCGAGTTTTGCTAACGAAGCGTTTATAAGAGTGCCTATACTAGGTTCAGACCTAAGAGGTGCCCAATGAAAGGACCAAGCATGAACGCAGAGTGGATGACTGTTCAGCAGTTTATCTCTGCCCAAGGCGTGGGCGTATTTGAGGTTGAGCTAGAGACTAAGTCTAAGAAAACCCGTTGCAACTGCCCAGTGTGGACCAAGAAGAGCACCTGCAAACACACCTCCTTTGTAAACAATAAGATTAAAAGCACAGGTCATTACTCAATTAATGTCCCTAACTCAGTACCAGAAGAGTGGGCATACGAGGCTAGCGAAGACCCTAAGAAGTTCCGTGAGTTTGTAGTCAACTACGCGACGATAGAAGTTATATGAAAAACGGAGACATTTCCAACGTCTCCTCTCCGCAGGTAGTCTGTGTAACAGACGTAGCTCTCAAACTAAAAGAAGAAGTCTCTAAACGTCTTTTGGTAAAGAAGACTTCTTTTGCGGTAGGAGATATTGATTTACTTGCAGCTAATAAGCTGTGGCACCTGTCAAACAACTATGCATTTTCTTTAGAGCTAGCTGGCTTTGAGAGCGAAGGCTGGACAGAAGAGCTCCTTGATAAAGCCTTTGAGAAACTTGAGCGCAGGGTTGTTAATCCCTTTAACTATTGGCAACTCTACGAGGACCCACACGAGTTGGTAGGGGCTCTGCCATATCGTGCTAATCTTAAGGCTGTAATAGATATTCCAAGCCGAGTCGCTATGTATGGCTCGGCAGGAGTACAGTTAGACAACATCTAGTCCTTGAGGGAGGGCGCTATGTTCAGTATTGCAAACACAAATTGTAAAATGTGTCGTTCAAATGACATTGCACGTATTTGGGTGCATGGAAATTCGTATTTACAATGTCAAACATGCGGGGAGCGGTGGAAGTAGTTGGCAGCAGATAACGAACATAGGTTAGTTAGCAAGGTAATCAAAGACCGTGAGATTACCCCTGTACTTCAACGTGGAATAACAGACGTCTGGTTCTTAGATGACGACAACCGAAAAGTTTGGACGTTTGTCCGTAAACATTACAGTGAATACAGTGAAGTTCCTACGGCAACAACTGTTCTTGACCATTATCCAAACTACAAAGTTCTCAATGTTGAAGACAGTATGGATTACTTGTTGGACACAATGGTGGACTTCCGCCGTCGTATGCTCACACGACAGGGGTTGGAAAACGCGGTTGAGCAGTTGCAGGACAACAACCACAACGCTGCAATCCTTGCGATGGAACAAACTGTTTCCAAAGTTAATGAGCAAGGAGTACTTGGTACTCACGAGATTGATTTAACAAAGAACACAGAAGAGCGTTACAAGGAATATCAAGCAATTCAGAATCAAGAGTTCTTAGGTATACCTACAGGGTTTAAAGATATTGACGAAGCAACCGCAGGGCTACAGGGTGGTCAGTTAGTTACCATCATTGCTCCACCTAAGACAGGTAAGTCTCAAGTCGCATTGCAGGT